TGTTTTGTTGATGCAAAATCTTTTGCATCTTTCTTAGTCATAGAATCTGCTGCTTTCTCAACTTCTTTAGATGGGGCTTTCATATCTCCTTTTTGTACGGCATGAACCATACCCATAAATCTTTGTTGTGCTTTTGATACTGCTGGCATCTTATTTTACTTTTTTAGATTCACCTTTATATTCATAATATCCAGAAGAAGCCTGCGTAATATAGTTTTCTGCATTTGAAATATGGTCTTGAATCCAAGCCGGAATATCTTTTTCGTTATCACCCAATTTCTTTCTTAATTCATAAGCCGCTTTGATAATAGTATCTAATTGATTATGAGCCATATGAACTTCGTGGTCACCACCTTCTTTTTCATGTGATTCTGCACCACCATCTTCACCTTCTTTAATTTGAGATGCAAATGCTCTTGCATATGGATTAGAAACTACTTGTCCTAATTTAACATCCATTTTACCTAGCTTTACGCTATCTTTCATTAAATGTCCTAAACTAATCATATTATTTCTTTTTATTACCTAATCTTTCATGCATTGTATCCGTAGGGATATCTGCTATTTCATAATAACGATTTAAGATGTGGCCCATATCTTCATATAAAGAATGTAATCTCTCATCCATTGCTTTTGCTTCAACAGCAAATTTATCAAATGATTTTCCTAATTTATCCAATTCGTTCATGTTTCTTTTTACAGTCACATTATCAAACCAATCACCACTTTCTCTTAATGTCATTTCTTTTGCAGCCTCAACAATAGCACCTAAAGTATCAGCCACCTCACTCATATCAGATTGTCTTTTCATTTGGTCTTGAAAAGTATTATATGTAGAGATAATTTCTAAAAAATGTTTTTTAACTTCGGGAGATAACTTTCTATCCCCTTCTAAGTTTTCTTTGATACTAAATTTTCCATTAACTATCTTTATTTCATTCAAGTTAGTTTTACGGATATCATTATATCCTTTGGAAACTTTAGTTCCAGTAGGTCCATCAACTTTCAAAGTCATTTTGTTGTTGTGAACATAATCGTAAATATCAAATGTTTTCTTACTCATATTATGCTATCTCTGTTATAATTTCTCTCATTAAGTCCTGTGCTTTGCAGTAATCACCACAAACATCAGTACCTATTTGTTTTAATGGATTGTAAGATTCATTTACAGGTATCATAAATGCACCATGTGTAGATGGGTTACTTACAAAATCCCAACCTATTAATTCGAAGTCTTCTAATACTTCTACTTTACCCTCACCAATATTACGAGTAGAACCCATACCTCTTGATGAAATACCCAAAAGGATACCTGCTTTTAATAACTCTTTTAATATGTTTCCAGATGGAGTAGGTAATACCTCAACAGTTCCACATAAATCATCACCTTCCCAATGAATCTCTCTAATATTGTGAGATACGTTCTTTAGATTGATTACAGTAGAATCCGGATGGTCTAATTCTCCTAACGCTCTTCTTTCCTTAATAAATGTTTCATATTTCTTAGCTTCTCTCATTAAGATAGGCTTTGGATATACTCTACCATTTTGATTTTCAGCTCCTGCTCTTTGCAAAATACCTTTAACGATGGTTCTTCCACCTTCATCTTCTTGTACCTTAGCTTCGAATAATTTAGTTTCTATTAATAGATTCTTATTCATTATTTTAATTCTTAGTGTTTAAGTAAATCATTTATTACTTTATCGTATAATCTACTGCTATTTGTATTACCAGCTCCAGTAAATCCTTTTTCTTTTTGTAAATAAGCAATTACTTTATTTCTTAAAATTCTTTCAACATCGTTATTTTGAATCATTTTTTTAACAGCTGCTTTAACATCATCCATTTCAGGAAATTCATTACCATTAGCATCTCTTGCTTCGTTTGCCATACCATATCCACACTCACACATGCTCATTGGCTTACCGCAAGTTGGACAATTTTCTTCAGGTTTTTTACCATTCTTAGTATCATCACCATCAGCCCAGTCTTCTTTTACTTCTTTCTTTTCACTTTTACCATTCCAAGCTGCATCAATTTTATCAAAAAATGCTTTCTTTTCTTCATCACTCATAGATGGGATAGATTTACCAGCTTTTTCTAATGCTTTTTTGAAGAACGCCTGATATTCAGTTTCTTCAGCCATTACAGACTTTACTAATTCTTTTAATTGTGCTTTGTTCATATTATAATGTTCTTAATTTTTCTGAAAGATTCATTATTCTTTCTTTAATTTTATTTAAACTCTTATGAGTTCTTTTATAGTAATCTTCTTTCTTTAATCCGTTTTCAGTTTTTAATTTAGAATACCAATTAACAAATTTTTCAACTTCACTTAATTGTGAATGGATATTACTAATACCTTTACCAATTTTAGCTTTAGGAGAACCTTCTTCGTTTTTAATTGCTAACCAACGATTTTCTGTTAATTCCATATCACTTACATCAGCCATTGTTTCATCCTTATCATCTTCTTTTCCAGCTTTTGTTGCAGTACTTTTGTACTTTTCAGGCTCTAATTGAAGTATATTAGCTGCTGAACCAAATTCTTCTTTAACAATACTTTCTTCAATATCATCAACAACCTCACCACCACTTACCTTAGCCAATCTAGCATTTTTTGCTTTAGTTGCACCAGGTTTAGTAAATGCCGCCGGAGTATCATATCCAGCTACCGCACCAGTTCCAGTCATTTCTTCTAATTCCTTCTCAGACTCTACTTCTTTTATTAATTCACCAATTATGGCTTTTAATTTACTATTATCCATTTACCTTTGATTTTAATTCTTTGATTAACTCATAAGAAAGCATTATAGATGAAACTTGATTATCAGATACACTTTTACCAATTTTAGTTTTTTCTAATACTGATACTGTTTCTTTTAATTTAATTTTTGTTACTTTATCTGTTATTTTAGAATTAATCTTTTTTAATTCAGAAACTATTTTTGGAAGTTCTACCAAAACATAATCTTTAAATTTAGATGTATTTGAAATATTATTTATATATTCTTTTAATAGATTTTTTTGAGAATCATCTAAATTAGTATATTTTTTGTTGAAAGTTTCAACTAAGATTTTGTATGTTAATAAACGAAGGTCTTTATCTTGTTTTTTGTAAGCTTCTACTAATTTATCACTTTCCGATTGTTTATTGTTAGTTACTACGGGTCTAGAAATTATATTTTCAATTAGGGTTATCTTTGAATTAAATATATCTTTAATATCATAGTTTTCTGATTTTTTTGATTCAAAAACTTTATATATAGATGCTAATACTTTATAATTATTAACAGGAGAAGAAAGAAATTGCTCTAGTTCAAACTTCGAATTAACTTCTTTAATAAGGTTGTATTTTTCTTTAGATAACTTGATTTGATTTAATTTATTATGTGCATCCGCAACAGTATCAACGAATTTCTCCGCTCTACTTTCAGAAGCATACTTTTCTTTTAATAATAAATCATACAGTCTTAATTCTTTATTAAGTTCTGTATTTGGAGCAAAGAATTCTTTTACTATTTTCTTTGCGTTCTCCGTCTTGTCTCCATTAAGTACTTCTAATGTTATTTGTTTTACTAATAATTCAAATAACACCCCAGTATTCTTAACTTTGGAATGTTTGATTTTCTTCATTTATTTTACCCTAATTTAACATACACATGCGTAAACTAACACATATAAATATAATGTTCTTTTTATTTGTTAAATTTTCGTGTCATCTAACAAATTATTTTCATCTAAAAAGCTTGTTTTATCAGGTTTTTCCTTTTTTTCTTTTAAAATAGTTTTCTTTTTAGATGAAATCCCATTAATATATAGTTTAGCTTGTTTAGCTGTGCTTTCCATTCTTGTATCTCTTTTTCTTGGTGCTTCATTTTCTTTGTTACCCAGTGGGTCTCTACCTAATGGATGTTTATCTTTACCATAAGTGTTTCCCTCTCTTGGTCTACCACCTTTATTTTTTTCAAATTCCAACTCATCAATCATAGCCTGTCCACTTCTTTCGGCTGCAAGTTTTTCTTTAAGATTACTTATTTCCTCCTCAACATTTGTTTGTTGTGGTGGATTAGCTGGGTCTTGTCCTTGCTGTTCTATTGAAGTATATCTAAATCTATCTTTAAGGTCATTAATCATTCTAGTTCTTTCTGTATCAATTTCCTCTTTGCTCATACCAAATACATTATGGAATACCCAATCGGTAGACATCATATTTAAATTCTTCATATCCGTAGCTAATCTAACTTTTTCACTCCATAGATTTACTTTCTCTTGCTCATAGATTGTAGAAGCGTTAGTTAATTTTAATTCAAAGTTAATCATTTCCGCATCATCAATACCTTGTCCAGCTAAGTGAACAATTGCAATCTTACTTAATTCACTTACTACAGTCTTTTGTATTCTTTCAATAGTTCTAGCAAAACGAACATCTTGTGCTGCTAAAGTAGCTTTACCGTTTACATCTTCTTCATATCCTAAAAATGCTTTAGGTATTTTAAGTGCTGCAAATAATTTAGCTTTTAAATAATCAATATCTTCAATTGCTGCATATTCTAATCCTGCTAAGTTATCAATAGAAGTACCACTATCACCACCTCTAACCGGTAAGAAGAAATCTTCCGTAAGGTTTTGCATATTATACTTTAAGTTGTAATCACCACTATTTTGGTCAATAAAAGGAGTCTTCTTCATTTTATTGATAATCTTCTGCATGTAGTTATCAACTTCCGTTGGTGGAATATTACCAATATCTATTTTGAATATTCTTTTTTCAGGTGCTCTCATAATTCTATGAATCATCATTGCATCTTCCATAAGAGAGATTTGTTTCCAAACACGTCTACCACCTTCAATCATAGCTTTACCATAAGGAAGAAAGTTTGTATCTGATAATAAGCGGAAGTGAGCCATTTCATAGTTCTCATATTCCTTTTTACCAGAAGTATCCAATTCAACTTTAAACTTAACATAGTTGGGATTATTTGGGTCCATACCCTCTAATCTTTCTACATTATATGCTGAATAAGGCATTACATTAATAATTCCTTTACCTGGTTCAATCTCTAATGCTAAGAAAAAGTCACCATACTTACACATATTTCTAACCCAAGGCCAAAGATTAAATTCTACATTTATAACATCGTAGAATAAATTATCTAATAAAGACTTTACTGTATCGTTTGATGAGTGTATATGTAATACATCTCCATATTCGTTTTTTGTTGTAGATTCATCAGCGTATATATCTAATGCTGATGTGATAATTGGGTCATTATCCATAGCATCATAATCTCTGAATAATTCTCTACGAACTTGATGATATGCCATAGATTGTGCACCACCCTGTTGTTCGTAGAATGACCTTTGTAATTTAGTATATCTATCTCTTAAATTTACAAAGTTAGTATTACGCTGTCTATAATCAGTATCTACTACCTTTGCTCTACCTTGAGAATCTCTCCTTAAAATTGTTTGTTGTGAAAATAGCTTTTTTAGTCTATTAAAAAAACCACCTTCTTGAAATTGTTCTGCCATAATTTATTTTGTTTGCAATTTATGCAATTACAATATTTAAGTTATATGTTATAAATATCGTAAAATATTAAAACCCCTACAACCATTGAGATAAATCCTCCCAATCATCACCATTTCTCATTTTCCAAGGATTTTGCTCATTTTGCATCATATTATTATTTCCATAAACACCCATATAAGTTGTACTTTGTGTAATACCACCTAATGCTTGTTTTGTTAAATCTATACCCTGCTGTCTTAAACGAAGTGCAGTATCTCTAACCCATAAACCAATTGATAATGACATTGTCAAATCATCATTATATCCTTTCATAGCTTCGGCTCTACCATTAATCCAAATAAAAGTAAATAATTCTTCAATTAAACGAGATGAACGAATTGTAATTGATTTTTCTTTAAAGTATTCTTCTAATTTAGATATAATGAGAGGTCTAGTTCTTGAAGTAGTTGAAAATCCAGCTACCAATCCTCTTTCTTGTGCTCTATGTTTATTTGTCATTTGATTTTCAACATCAACATATTTTAAATCCGTACTCATATAGAATAAGTTCTTATAATTTCTATCAATTACTTGTTGAATAGTTGCCCAACCAATATTTGCGTTTTCTATTACTAATAAAG